TGACCATTATAAGATGCCCAACAAAGTGAATTATCATTGTCAGCATGAACATCTGCTGCACCGCCAAGAATGGCGTAGCCCTTCGGCTCCATGTTCGATAAGGTATTTAACAATGTCTTTATGACCATTCTGAGATGCCCAAACAAGCGGTTCATCATCCTGAGCATGAATATCTGCATCGCCAAGATGGCGCCAGCCGTCGGCTGCACCATGTGATATGAGATATTCTACAATATCTAAATGGCCATACCTAGATGCAAGTGTAAGTGCTTCATTATTATTGCTATGCACATCTACTGCACCGCCAAGAAGGCGTCGCCCTTCGGCTCCATATTTGATTAAACATTTAACAATGTCTAAATAACCTTTACTAGATGCCCACCAAAGCACATTATCATCATGAGCATTAATATTTAGTTCATTTTTTAGAATAAAATTAATAAGTGTAATTAATATTTCATTATTAATAGTTGTAATATCAATCAAAATGTCAAATTTATTATTCAATATTTGATTTTTTCTTTTTATTATATTAGAAAATGGAATATTATTTATATTATTAATAAAATCATCGATATGATTTATATTAATTAAAATAGTATCAATTATATCTTCAATCTGTTTCTTGATTGATTCATATTCATTCTTGGTTAATTCCATTATACAATTTAACCCATTAATTTGATTAGTTAATTTAGCTCGTAAATTTTTCATTTGCTCTATTGCTTGTGTTTTACAATATCCTATAGTGTGTATAGGATGTGATTTATCACACATTCTATCACAATTTTTACAAAACATTCGATTACATTCACATACGACTACACATTCTTCATTGTGAATATTACACATTTCAATACACGTATTACTATTAATAGTTATTGGTACTAGTTCACCGCTATTATCATTAACTAAATCGTTAAAGCATTCATCCATAGTTAATTATAATTTATTAAATAAATTATAATATTAAATTCAATTTTTTTATTAATTAAAAAATATGAATAATCCCCCACCTAATGATAATAATCCTCCAATACAACCAACAACTCCTAATAACAATAATACTCCACAACAACCTCCACCACCTGATGAGAAAAAATTAAGTACTACTAAAATTATTTTTATAGTATTAATTGTACTCGTTGTAATAGCAGGAATAGTAGTTGCTCTTTACTTTACAGTATTTAAGAAGGAAGAAGTAACATGTACAGAAGGACAGTTTTTATGGAGTGATAATACATGTCACGAATGTTTGGAAAGTATATCTGAAAACGGTGCATGTCCTGCATGTTCTGAAACTCAAATTAAACGTCAAAATGGGTCTTGTGGAACTGATTGTATAGATAGTGGTAATACTCAAGAATTAGATACAACTACTAATGAATGCCAATGTAAATTTGGATTTAATTATTATGATTCTATTAATGATATATGTTTATTATGTAAAGAGGGTGAATATTATAATTTCGATAAATCTTGCTCTGTTTCAACATGTAAAAATTTAGGGTCAACATCATATGAAGATGAAAATGGAGTTAATATATGCGAGTGCAAAGAAGGACTAACATTAGTTGAATATACATGTTTATGTCCTGATAATAAATCTCCAACAGATTACTATTATTCGCTCAAACAAGGAGAAGCTGAACAATGTCATACATGCCAAAAGAATCAATCCGTTGATTTTCATAATAACTGCGTTAATCTTATAACAGGGTGTCCTTCATTCTCTCAACCTTATCTAATTACAACAGATGGTAAAACAGATTATAAATGCGTATGTAATTCTGGGTATCAATTAGAAAATAATCAATGTATTAATACAAGCCAGCTCAATTATTCACAAATTAAAGTAGCATCTAAACCTTACTGTTTAGATTCAGGCTCTAATAATGTTAAAATATATGATTGTACAACTCCAACTAGTTCGTTTACTAATCAATCTTTCACTATTGTATGTAATATAAGAACACTTTATAAAAATCAAAGAAATCTTAGTGAGTACACGTATGCGTTCAACGCCACCTATGAAGTAGATAGATATTATACTGCAGATTCAAAAATAACAGGGACTAGAGATTATTGGTTATTTGTCCCAGTTGTTGGGGAAGCAAATAATTATTACATTAGGAGTAGGGTATATGATTATTATATACACTATTCTAGTGCTGATGGAACCTTAATATGCCGACCAGATAATCAGACATATCCAAAAACTAAATTTAATTATGATAAAAATTATAAATCATTGAGAATATATGCTTATAATAAATATCTCGATTTTAGCGATCAAAGTGACAATATGGTTTCTGTATCAGAGTATGACGCCACTAGATATAAAGATTTCCAAATAATATTTATAGATAATAGAGATTTTGTTTTTAGTATTTCTGCATATTCAACTAATTCTTCAAAATGCCTTATAGCTACTGGTAACAATTCTCAAGATTTCACTACTGCCTCATTTGGTGAATGTTATCCTAATGATGAAAATCAAAGTTTAAAATATAATACTAATAAACAAATATGCTTATCTGCATTTAGTGATACTGCAACTGCATGCGTTACTGTTCAAAATAATACTTATCAAAATGATCAACCTGTAGGATTTCAAGGTAATCTCGCATCCACTTCATCAAAGGCTAGTCAACAATTCGATCTAGATTATTAAAATTATTAATTATCACATGTAATTTATTTCTATTTAAATGTTTAATTTTTATAACTAAAAATTGAAATGTCAGATTCATACAAAATATTTGGAGATAGAACAAATCCTTATAAGGTAGATAAAAACACCATTATAAATGGAAACAGTTATTCAGTAGATTATTTGGCTGATATGGCTGATAACTGGGAAGATCAAGAAAAAATCCGTCAACTTTTTGATGTTAGTGCTATAGTAGGTTATCGCGATGAAAGTGGAAAACTTAGAAATTATCCGCCAGGAACAGATATTAAAAATAATACATTTGGTATAAATAACCCATATTTTGGATGGGTTAATTATAAAGACAGTCCAGATAGTGTAGTATATATGCACAATATAAAAATTTGTTCACATGATGAAAAAATACTTGTTTTAAATAGAAAAATAATCGCTCTTTCTGATAAACTAGATATTCTTTTTAAATATACTAATGATAAACTGAAATCTGAAATAAAGAAATATTTCGACAAAATCGATAATGATATGAATAGAAGAATTATAGAAATAGAAACTCGTAATGATGAAAAGTGGGGACCTATTCTATCATGACATACTTACACTAAAATTATATAGAAAAAATTAATTGGTTATATAAACAATTCGATCTAGATTATTAAAATTATTAATTATATAATTAATAATTATTTAGAGATACGGTGCAACAACGATATCATCATTATTATTCTCAACAACATCATTATGTTCTTCATCATTATCGTCGTCGTCATCATCAATATCATCATCAATATCATCATCAATATCATCATTACTGTGATTGTCGTCGACATACCAGCTATCATGGGTTTTCCAATCGTTACTGCAAAGATCACAGTCGCATTCGAATGAATGAATAGAACGACGACATAGAGGGCATAATCCTCTCTTCATCTTGTGGATACAAGCCATACATAAATGATGAGCGCATGCTAGCGTATTAGTTGTTATTTCCAAACAAACAGAACATTTCATATCATCGTCGTCATCTTTTGCGAATAAAACTTCTGCAAAATTTTGTTTTTCCTGATCTAAGTTATTTTTTATCTCTTCAATTACATTGTTATTTTTCTTGATCAATCTGTTCAATATTATATTGAAATACAGACTGTTAACTAAATCAACACATTTTTTGATATTATCCATGATACATTCTTTAGTATATTCATTCATATAATTTTTATAATTTCTATATATGTTTTTATTAGTTCGAGTTTCACGAATTATTAGAGTCCAATGACATGCCTCTTTATCAAATTTATTTTTTGGTACATCGATATGCATTTGACCATAACAGTCAATACCGTCTATAGTTTTCTGAAATTGTAAACTGTAATTATTTGCATTATAACCAGTAGCTTTGTTAGGATTATTAACAATCTGATCGGCAAATGCTTCAAGAATAGCGATCTTAGTTGTTTCCATCTTATTAGTTAAATATTCATATATATTTAATTAAATATTCAATTTTATAATTAATCGTCATCGTCATCATCATCATCATAACAGTTCCATTCTTCGTCGTTATCATCGAGACATTTCTCGCAGTCACAGTAATTTGCGTGAATACCACGACGACATAGAGGACATAAGCCTTTCTTCATTTTATGGATACATGACATGCACAGGTAATGATCGCATTTAAGTGTATTAGTAGTATTTTCCAAACAAACAGAACATTTCATTTCATCGTCATCTTTTGTGAACAAAAGTGCTGCAAAAATTTGTCGTTCATCTGAATCGTTCTTTATCTCATCGATTAAATTATTATTATTATTTTTAATCATCCTATTCATTAATATATTAAAATGTAAACCATTGACTAATTCAATACATTTTTTAATATTCTCAATAATACATTCTTTTGAGTATTCATCTATGCAATTTTTAAAATTTCCATATACAATTTTATTAGTTCTAGTTTCTTTTATTATAATATTCCAATAACACTCATATTTATCAACTTCATTTTTTGGAAGTGAAAAAACCATTTTACAATCACATTTAATACCATCGATAGATTTCTCAAAATCTATACCAAATCTCTTGTGAGTTTGATACTCTTCGGGGTTATTAATAATTTGATATGCAAATGCTTCTAGAATAGCTGTCTTCGTTATTTCCATATTAGTTAAATATATAATAATTATATATTTAAAAAATCAATTATATATTATTATATATTTAATTATTCAAATAATAAATAGAATGCAGCTTTGGCACATAGATAATAATAATTTAATAAACTTCCATTTACTCCATTCTTAACAAGACATTCGACAATATCTGAATGGCCGTTTTCATATGCCAATCTAAATGCATAATCATTACACGCATGAATATTTGAGCCATTATTAATAAGACATTCTACAACATCTAAATGACCCCATTTAGACGCCCATCTAAGTGCTAAATCATTTCTAGCATTAATATGAGCCCCGTGTTTAATAAGACATTCAACTACAGGTAAATGACCATTACTAGATGTCCATACAAGTGCATAATTATTGTTGGAGTGAATATCTGCACCGTATTTAATTAATCGTTCGACGATATCTAAACGACCATGATAAGATGCCCTACATAATGCATCGTTATCATCATAATGAATATCTGCTCCATATTTGATAGCTATATCGATAAAATCAACTAAAGGAATTAATGGTTCATGTAGTATAACTTTATTAGTTTTTATTTTATCTTCCATTATAATTGTTTGAGCATCATCTGGAATTGTTACATACCCAACCCATGATACATTATCATATAAAGTAATCCATTTGAAGAAGTCTTTAATTTCGCATACATAGAGAGCATGGGATGTACATTCATTTTCTGTATTGAATACATCAATCGAATTTAATCCAAATTTCCATTGGTACTCTCGATGCTTCAAATCTTTAGTAAGAACTTTAATATATTGTGTACACTGGGTGTTGGACGACATTCTAATACGTTATATAATTAATATTATATAATTAATTATTCAATTTTATTAAAATAATATATCGAATGTAGATTTAATCCAAAGATAATAATAAAATGGTTTAAATTTCAATATACTCTTATTTGAGCTATGTTTAATAAGACATTCAACAACATCTGTATGACCCATATATATAGCCCAGCGAAATGCTTCATAATTATATGTATCAATATTAGCTCCATGTGATATAAGACATTCAACAACATCTACATGACCATTATAAGATGCTCCAGCCAATGCGCAATTCTTATTATCGTTGACACGAGCCCCATGTTTTATAAGACGTTCAACAACTGGTAAATACCCAAAATGAGATGCCCATCTAAGTGGTCTGTCATTTTCAGAATGAATATCAGATTTACGAGTGATAGCTATATCGATAAAATCAACTAAAGGAATTAAAGGTTCATGTAGTATAACTTTATTAGTTTTTATTTTATCTTCCATTATAACTATTTGAGCATATTCTGGAATTGTAACATATCCAACATAAGCCATGTTAGTATACAATGTCATCCATTTGAAGAAGTCTTTAATTTCACATACATAAAATGCGTTGTGTGTACATTCATTTTTTGTATCGAATACCTCTTCAGGTCTTAATTTATTTAATCCAAACTTCCATTGGTACTCTCGATGCTTCAAATCTTTAGTAAGAACTTTAATATATTGTTTATTAGATGACATTATTAGTTATAATTATATATTAATATATAATTAATTATTCAATTTTAATTCCATCCGTTACTTTTTGGTAACAATTTTGTTAATATTTCTTTAGGTATTGTAGTATATAACTGAGCATTTTCTTTACGTAGAGTATCAATTTCAATATCTAACTGTCGCTGTTGAAACTGGAATTGTTTTATTCGGAACGTATTATCTTTACATACATTATATATATCTAAATACTTAGAATCCATCATCTGGATATTATATAATTATATATTAATATATAATTAAATATTCAATTTTATATTAATGCTAATATTTTATCGATTTGTTGAACATTCCACGTACCATTAACCACTATATTTCCATTATCCAACCTGCTTATAGTGCCCATTTTGTTTGACAATGCTTTTCGTAATGTGTCTACATTCATATTCATGTTATTAGCAATATATTGACTATTAATAATAGTTGTTTCAAATAGATTAATTCCTAATTTATTGTTCGTAATTTGAGCCATAATTAGAATGAGTTATATAATTATATATTATATATTAATATATAATTAATTATTCAATTTTATTGAGTTTTCATTAATTTATTCAGCTTAGAAATTTCAAGAACCATCTTTTGGAGTTCTTCAATTTCTTTCGATTGTTTATCTTTCTTTTCAATATAATCTTCTAAATATTTTACAACTGCTGTATGGCCATTATGATATGCACAGCGAAGTGCTTCATCATTTTTAACATGAACATCTGCTGCACCGCCAAGAAGGCGTCGCCCTTCGGCTCCATTCTTAATAAAACATTCAACAATAGCCAAATGACCTATCTCAGATGCACATCGAAATGCTAAATCGTTATCAGCATGAATATCAGCTCCATTACTAATTAGATATTCACCAACAGCTAAATGGCCGTTATTAGACGCATTACGAAGTGCAAACTCATTATCAGCATGAATATTAGCTCCATTAGATACAAGACACTTTACAACTTCTAAATGACCAGTTTCAGATGCCCAACGAACTGCCTGATCATCCTTACTATGAATATCGGCTCCATGTGATATAAGTAATTCAACAACATCTATATGACCATTACGAGACGCCCAGCGAAGTGCGCGCTCATTATTAGAATGGATATCAGCTCCGTTATTAATAAGACATTCAACAATAGCTAAATGTCCATATTCAGATGCATATTTAATTGCACATTCATCATTACCAGTATGAACATTTGCACCTAATTTGATAAACGCTTCTACTAATTCAGCATGACCATCTTTAATTAATTTAATAAAAAGATCATTGTCATTATAATTGATATTAATATATTTCGAAAGAACAGTCAAAGTACCTACAAGATCCATTATTTATTGATTGATATAGTGAAATATTTACTTTTATTTATTAAATATTCAATTATAGTTTTATATTACATTTCGAAAAGAAGATTTCGTTCCATGAATGCATCTTTCATAATATTACATAATATGGGACGATTATATTGTACACGAGTCCACACATACATATACTTCAATTGGTCCTCAGTATATATTGGTAATACATCGAATCTATTTTTAAAATCTGATTTTTTACTTAATTCACTAAGAAGCTCTTTTTTATTTAATTTCACAGATATTTTAGCAGGAGGAGGCACTTTAAGTTGATATAAAATTTCTAATAATTGATCATTTTTCCAACTCTCTTTACACGCCAATCCGTGTGGTATTTTTCGCAAATCATATCGTTCTTCTTCATCAGTAGGTTTCCAATTTCTAAGATCATGAACTCTAAATTCATTATCGCTCAATATACTACCAAATAATTTAGAATCAAGATACGGCTTGAAAATAGCTCGAATTCTTCCTCTAATAAGGGAGTTATAAACAATTAATTCATCATTAGATACTTCTCTCCATCCTGTTCCTTCACTAGGTTTATATAATCTCAATCGTCCTTTTGCATTCAAGAATTTTGCAGTTACATTATACCCTGTTTGTTCCTTTGGAATAGTATACATACTATGAACTAATACTTTTTCTCCAATTTCAACACTAGAAGGTAATATTTTCTCAGTATAATTCACTTTCCCTTCCAACGCTTTCCTACCACGTCCAATTTTCTTATCTCTCAATAACATCTGCTTCTCTATTTCTTTTGTAGGTTCTTTGAATTCAAACAAATAATTCTTATATCGTTGTAATATATATCGCTCTTTTTCACTCAGCTCATTAGGTGATGATTTTAGTGTAGCACTTTCCATAAGAATGGCATTTATCGCAACATCATAAGATTCTCCTTCTATATTTTCTGCATTAGTTTTTTTAGTTTTCATAGCTTGTTCACTAACATAGTCATTAAAATCTAACTGACGTGTAGTATATATAACACCTGCATAATAATTATCCAATACACTATTCATAGATTCAGATTCAAAAGGAACCAAATAACAATAACTCTTACTCCGTTCCAATAAACAAAGACAGTTGAATCTATTAGTAAGTAGTATTTTCTTATCTACTATATCAGTAATGCTCATTTCCCAATAATGATATGGAATTGTAGGATGTATATGAGATAACAATCCAACATCGAAAAATGGTCGTTCAATAAGAATATTTTGTATAACTTCATGGCATTTCTTCATAACATCTTCACTATAAAATAATAAAGCGTTATTATAATCCACAGGTTCATTTTTATTTACCTCATTAACTGTCTTATATTTACACACATCATAATCACATAAAGATGTATAATTTAGAGAAGATGGCTCTTGAGAATTACGATCATATTGGATAATACCATCAACAGATATTTGTTTAACTTTTCTTCTAACTATAGCTATATCCCTATCTTTTTTTTCAGCTATAGCATACATATCCAAATCTACACTATGAATCTTATTAACATCATCAATAGCATAACATCCCATTCGATGAATTTTAACTTTCACTCGTTTCCAATCTTCAACTAAATTAACATGACTAACAGCTCTAATAGCTCTTTGTTCAGCTTGATACATACCAGCAGGAGTCCACATACTAGGTAGAAAAACATCCTGAACATTCGATAAATTTATCCCATCTCTCGTTACTTCAGATCCTATCAATATCTTAATATAGTCCCCATGTTTATTTTCTACACTATTCAATAATTCTTTCAATTTCTCTATCTTAGTATCACTCGTTTCGGATGTAATCATAGCATATCTCAATTTTTTTGAATATTTCAATGTCCTTGTTTTTGAATCAGTTCCACTACAATAAGATTGAAGTCTATACTGTGATTTAACATCTTGGAAAACACTCGTAGATTCACTGAATCGTTCAAATCCCATAGCTTCAAAACACATCGCTAATGCTATAGCCCCACTACCAAACAATAATTCATTATATATAAAACATATTCCGGTACTTTTCATAGCTTTATCAACAATATTACCATATAATATAGATAATTTTTTTATTTTATTAATACTATTAACATGTTCTTTAAAATCCGGTTTTAATTTATAATCATCTTTATTTTTCGATGATACATACTTCCCAAGACCGCTTTTATCATTTCCTCTAAGTCTCGGGAATGTCCCTCCATACGATCCATCAGGGAATACAAATGCCGATATCTGTCTCTCATTATTCCTAAATCCTATCATATTATTAGATGCTACATTCTTATTAGACTGTTTTTGAAATATCTTTTGTAGATAGGCAGTTCGTTGGAATGGAAGCATCTCATACTGCTCAACAGTCATTTGACTAGGCACTCTCTGTCCTTCTTTATTCAAGAATACTTTATTAAGAGGATTACCAGTATATACCTTATCTACCCCAGTATCTCCAGCCCGTACAAAACTTATATATCCCATCATATACTTTTGAAATAATTCTAAACTCCATCTCTTCAAATCAGCGTTCAATGGTATCTGCTGATTTTTTGGTAATATCAAATTCATAGGACCTATCAAATCATTAGCATCATTAATCATAGGTGTCGCAGTAGCTAAGATAACTTTACAAAATTTAGGAGCATGAAATAGTTTCCACAAAAAATTATATCTCTTCTTAAATAATT